TCAAGTCTTTTTTCATCGGCGGTACACCCCCTCCGATTCCATGAGGAGCAAGCGGATGTGCTCGGGGCATTCGCCCTTTTCCCAGCGCTGCAAGGTGCGCAGCGGGACGAGGTGACGGGCGGCAAACTCGGCCTGCGTCATGCAGGCAAGTTCGCGGATTGCCTTTACGCCTGTGTGCGCTGCGTCCCAGAGCTTCCCAAGTTCCGGGACATGCACCATGGGGTCGGCGTCGTCCTCGCCCCAGAGGGACGAGAGGGCGGCGTCGGATACGAATGCGTCACGGTCGGTGTACTCAAGGGCTTCGCCCCAGAATTTGTAGAACTGGATGTTTGTCATTTTTATTTTACCTCCTTGCTGTGTTTAGCGCCATTCCGACCAGAAGCAGCCCTCCCCATAGCCACAGTTGCGGCTCATGAGGACAAGGTCGCCGTACTCGTCTTCGCGGAGCTCATCCTCGAAGTCGTAGCTCGGACGGTCTTCAGTTCCGAACCAGCCTTCGCCCTCGCGGGTCTCGGGGTTGTAGCTGGTGTAAAACCAGCCGGTTGGCCGGTCGAACTGCGCGCCGGTCGGCAAAGCGATTGGTTCAAAATGTACCACGCCTTCCGGCAGGGTTTCCGGCGTCGGGGAATAGACCGGATTGCGGTTCCATACCGCATCCGTTTCGGCATCGAACTCGGCGAGTTCAGCATCCGATAAATATTTTATTCTGGCCATGTGTTTTTTACCTCCTTAGTTAAACTGATAGTGGTCGAACTTGGGCTCGTAGCAGCCCGCCGATACATAGTGACCGGGAGCGGCTTCGCGGACGATCTTAACATCATCACAGAAACCCTCGTCTTCGTCTATGAAGGCAATGCGAATCTCTTCATCCGGCTCCCACTCTGCCCAATCGTGCGCGATTTCAAGCGCTTCGTCGTAATCATAAGAACCGAGGTCCCAGGCGTCGTAGTCGCCATACTGAACTGCGTAAAATCTTTTCATGATGATTTCCTCCTTGATTTTATGTTGTTGGTTGGTGTTCTGTATCTCTTTTTGTTATCTCTATTATAACGCCATTTTGGCGTGTTGTCAAGAGAAATTACGCCAAAATGGCGGATAAATTTTTGAGGGTGGTTTTTCAATTTATATCTTCCGCCGCGGGTGCATGAGCCGGGCGGGAGATTAAACAATTTCAAAGCTGACACCTTCGATGAATAAGATAGTACCGTATCCGGGAAGAAATGCACAACGGCGTCCAACCCATTCTGGGTGATCACCTTGGTAATCCTGATAGGTGGATTTGTAGTCGTTGCCGATGCGGTCGTATTCTGCTTTTGTGATGCGCAACATGGTAAGTCCTTTCTGCCCTCGTGACCTCCGGGGCGGGTGTGGTTAAGATGGTTAGTCAATAGCGCAGTAGGTAAGGGCATCATAGCCCATATCAGCAAGCGCCTTGGTCATTGCCTCGGCTGCGGTCTCGCGCTTGTACGCCTGACCGGGAATGTGAAAGCAGATAACCCAACGCCGGTTAAAGCACGTCCACTCAAATCAGCCGCATCCGGCCTCCTTGCAAGCCTGCTCGATCTTGGCGGACTGCCAGCGCGGGAGCAGGAGAGAGGGCGCATCTAAATTACAGGTGCCGCCGTCCTAAACTTGTGCGGCTGCGGCTTTGCCGATCTCGTACACCTTGCGCAGATCGTCGCGGAGCTTGGCGTACTTGCCGGTAAGCGGCTTGGGTGCTGCGGGCTTGGTGTCTTCCGGGTAAGCGGTCAGCAGCTTGTCAAAGTCTGCGATTGCGATTTTCTCGGTTGCGGTCATATTGATTACTTCCTTTCGGTGTTCGGTGTTTGGTGTTTTCCTTTACTGTGACTATAGTATAATATATTTGCGCAAGTATAGCAATAGGCAAAATAACTATATTTGCGCAAGTATATTTGTGGATTGCGTATATTTACACAAATATATCTTAGGTGTATAATAGCTATCGTTAGGAGGTGCTGTTATATGCCATCCAGCAAGGCACAGCAGAAAGCAACCAATAAGTACATCAACAAGGCTTATGACCGAGTTAATTTGACCCTGGCGAAAGGCAAGAAAGAAGAGATCAAATCCCATGCGGAAGGCCGGAGCGAAAGCGTGAATGGCTTTATCGCCCGTGCGATTGATTGTCAGATGGAGCGAGACAAAGAGGAGGACAAATCGTAGTGTATGATAGAGTAGATGCAAGCAGCGGCGAAAGCCTTTGCCGTACTATGGCAGAGGAATGCGATACCGCGATCTTAGCATTTTCCACAGGTAAGGACAGCATTGCAGCGTGGTTGCAGCTTAGAAAGTATTTCAAGCATGTAATCCCGTATTACTGCTACACTGTGCCGGGCTTGGAGTTTGTCGAAAAGAGCCTTGCATACTACGAGGACTTTTTCGGCACGCACATTTACAGACTGCCGCATAGATCACTGTACCGGCTGCTGCGTAATCTGGTATTCCAGTCGCCGGAGCATGTGACCAAGATTGAGGCGTTGGATATGCCAGGCGAGGAATACGATGACGCGGCAATCGGTGAGATCATCCGCGAATGCAAGCGCCTGCCGGAATGCGTATACACTGCGACCGGCGTTAGAATGGCAGACAGCCCAATGCGGCGTATCGCGATGAAAACACATGGAGCAATCAACCACAATGCCAAGCGGTTTTATCCGGTGTTTGATTGGGTAAAAGCTGACTTAATCCGAGAGTTTGACGAAAGCGGCGTAAAACTGCCGATTGACTACAAACTGTTCGGACGCACATTTGATGGCATTGATTACCGGTTCTTGAAGCCGATTAAGGAGAACTTCCCGAGAGACTACGAAAAGATTCTGACGTGGTTTCCACTGGCTGAACTGGAACTGTTTAGGAGGGGCGAAAAGTAATGGGATACTGGAACGACGATAAGCCGAAGAAAGAAGAAAAGAACGATCACATCGAATTAGAACAGCTTGAAAGCGAGTGCTTAGAGGAACTCGGAGAAGTAGAGCAGAGTTTCCGCGAGCGCATGAGCGCAGAGAACAAGCGATTCCGCGATATGTGTGATACGGAATATTGGTGCTGCATTTGCTTTACCAGCCGTGCACAGAAAGAGGAATTTTTGGAATCTCTGAATTTTGATGGCGATTTGAAGTATATCGAAGGAAAAGAATTTGCGCGAGCAGTGAAAAGACCGGTGAAAACCGAGGATTTGAAGTTTGCTCGTATCGGTAAAGGCTCAAAAGAATACTTGAGCAGGCTCATAGATGAGCAAAAATGACGGAGAGGAGGTGTAAAGCATGGGTACTGGCTATGGTAGTGGCAGACTTGCCAATTTCGGCAGAACCAGAAACCGCCGCCGCAGTGTTGCGGTAGGCCGTCGCGCTGCTGGCGCTCGTGGCGCTCGTTCGTCTTCGACCTAAACACCAAAACTCAAAAGTCCACCGGTTGGGAAATGATTCTCAGCCGGTTTTCTTTTGGGGAAAGAAAGGAGGTAGCACATGGGACGGAAAAAGAAAGCGATTGACCTTGATGCGGTGCAAGAGCTTGCAAGTGAGGGCAATACACAAGAAGAAATTGCAAAGGCTTTGGATTTTTCGCGGTCTACGTTCAGTAACCGCGATGATGTAACCGAAGCATACTATAAAGGCGTAGCAGAAATGAAACTCAGCTTGCGCCATTGGCAGTTCAACGCCGCGCGAGGCGGCAATATCCAAATGCTTATCTGGCTGGGAAAGCAGTACCTCGGACAGCGTGACGCTGTAGAGGAAAAAATTGAGGCGGAAGGCGTCAAGGTGATTATTGATGTCTGAGGTCAGATTATCGCAGGTCATCGGACCTGCTTTTTTTGACGCTGCACGCGACATTGTAGAGCACAAGCATACGCACTATGACTTCTCTGGTGGGCGCGGTTCGCTGAAATCGTCGTTTGTGTCGCTGATTGTGCCGGTGCTGCTTATCAACAATCCGGGCACACACGCGGTAGTATTGCGTAAGGTTGCAAACACTATCCGCGATAGTGTGTACGCGCAGTATGTTTGGGCAATCGGTGAGTTGGGCATGGCCGCATACTGGGACGCGAAAGTATCACCCATGGAGCTTATCTATCGTCCGACAGGGCAGAAGATTATGTTTCGTGGCGCCGATGACCCAATGAAAATCAAGTCAATCAAGGTCCCGTTTGGCTACATTGCCATTACACACTTTGAGGAGAAAGACCAGTTTGCAGGACGCGCTGAGATACGAACAATCCTGCAATCCACAATGCGCGGCGGCTCTAAGTTTTGGAATTTTGAAAGCTATAACCCGCCAATCAGCCGTGATAACTGGGCGAACAAGGACAGTTTAGAGGAACGCGAAGATAGGCTGTGCAGCAAGACAACGTACCTGCAAGCGCCTGCTGAATGGCTGGGTGAGCAGTTTATCTTAGAGGCGGAACATCTCAAAGAGACGGACGAACGAGCATACCAGCATGAATACCTCGGTATTCCGGTTGGCTTGGGCGGCAACGTCTTTGAAAATCTTGAACTGCGAGAAATCACAGATGATGAGGTGGCAACGTTCGATCATATCTATCAAGGCGCTGACTGGGGATGGTTCCCCGACCCGTTCGCTTTTATCCGCGTCCACTACGACAGGGCGCGTGAGACTGTGTATTTTATCGATGAGATATACAAAAACAAGCTGAGTAACGAGGAAAGCGCCGGTATTATCATGGAGCGCGGCTATAATGATACGTTTATCACCTGCGACAGTGCAGAGCCCAAAAGCGTTGCAGACTACCGCGCTATGCGACTGCCTGCCAAAGAGGCCGTGAAGGGTCCCGGCAGTGTCGAGTACGGCATGAAGTGGCTACAGCGCAGGACACTTGTCATCGACCGCAAGCGAACGCCGCACGCCTATGATGAGTTTGTGAACTATGAGTATGAGCGCGACAAGGACGGCGAGATTATCAGCGGCTACCCAGATGAAAAGAACCATCTGATTGACGCCACGAGATACGCCCTTGAGCGCGTTTACAGAAGAATGGGAGTGATTGCTTGACGATCATTGAAAAACTGAAAGAGCTCGGCTATAACACAATCGCCCCCGAGTTTTACGGTAAGGTTGCGGAGTGGCGCAGCTGGTATGTGGGTGATGTGAAGTCATTCCACCATTACAAGGTGCGGAACTGCGGCCGAACCGTGCATTGCAAGCGATATACGCTCGGTATGGCGAAGAAGTTAGCCGAGGACTGGGCGAACCTACTCATGAACGAAAAGGTAAATATTACCTTGGAGGGCGAGAAAGAACAGGCGTTCGTCGACCGCATCTTTGAAGAGAACAACTTCGAGGTAAAGGCGAACGAGATGCAGGAAATGAAGTCTGCACTGGGTACGGTCGCATACATTCCGCGTGTTGTCGGTGCAGTGTCGGACGGCGAACAGCCTATTGCAGGCGCAGCAAACGGTATTCAGATTGATTATGTGACTGTAGAGCACATTTTCCCTCTGGCATGGCAGAATGGCGTTATCACGGAATGCGCGTTCGACAGCAGAACCACCGTGAAAGGCGAGGATTACTGCTATCTGCAAATCCACAAGCGAAATGGAAACGGCTTTTACGACATCGAAAACCGCATTTTCAAAATCACAAATGAAAGTTTGATTGAAGAAAGCCTTGCGAAAGTGCCGGGGTTTGAGAAAATCCCTCCTGTTGTGCATGCTGGTTCGAACAAACGGCAGTTTGTGATTGATCGTTTGAACATCGCGAACAACTTTGATTATTACATTCCGCTCGGCATTCCGGTCTATGCAAACGCGATTGACGTTCTGAAAGGCGTTGATATCGCATATGACAGCTATGTAAACGAGTTCCTGCTCGGTAAAAAGCGCATCATGGTAAAGCCGGCTGCGACGAACTACCTTGACGGCGAGCCGGTATTCGACCCGGACGAGCTCGCATATTATGTGCTGCCGGAGGATACGCAGGATGGCAATATCATTCAGCCGATTGATATGACGCTGAGAACCGGCGAGCACAACCGAGGCATTCAAGATCAGCTGAACCTGCTGTCAACCAAGACAGGTTTCGGCGAGAGCTATTACCACTTCGACGGCGCAAGCGTTGCAACCGCCACGCAGGTAATCAGCGAAAACAGCACCATGTTCCGCACGATCAAGAAGCATGAAATCATCCTTGAGCAGGCACTTGTGGAGCTGTGCCGCATTATTCTGCGACTCGGAAATGATGCAATGAACGCCGGGCTGAATGAAGATGTGGAAATCAGCATTGACTTTGACGACAGCATCATCGAGGATAAGGGCACGGACTTCACGCGAGACATGCAGCTGCTTAACGCAGGCATTATGAACGACTGGGAATTCCGCGCTAAGTGGCTCAATGAAGATGATGAGACGGCGAAGAAAATGTTGCCTAAAGCGCAGGATATGACAGACGAGGGGGAAGATGAGATTGAATGAAGTATCCAATCACACCGGAATACCTCGACGCAGCGCCCGAACCGATTGCGATTGCAATGCGAGAGCTCGAAAAGGACATCTTGCGCGAGATATGTTCACGCTTTAAGCTGACCGGCGAACTGAACGAAGTCACCATAAACGACATTCGCGCGTTGCGTGCGCGTGGTCTGGATATGGAGACCATCGAACAAATGATTGCAAAGCACAGTAAAGAGACGTTGCCACAGGTGCAGGAAGCACTTGACCGTGTTGTTGAATACAACCAGAAGTATTACAACGAGCTTGCAAGCAAAGCGAGCGTTGCCGAACCGCTTTTCTGGGTGACGGCTGCGGATATCGCGCAGATACAGGCACAGACGCTTGACGGATACCGCAACATTACACGCTCTCTCGGTTTTGCACTGCAAACAAACGGAAAGGTTACATTTCAGCCGATTGCAAAAGCGTATCAAGCCGCGCTTGATAAAGCAGAAGTGAAAATGCAGTCCGGCGCGTTTACGTTGCAGCAGTCACTTGAGGATGCAGTTAGAGAGCTCGCAGACAGCGGCATATACACGATTGACTATGCGACAGGGCACAGAGACCATGCAGACGTTGCAGCGCGCAGAGCTATTTTCACGGGGCTAAATCAGCTCACCTCGAAATACACGGAAACGGCTGCGGAAACACTGGAAACTGACCTGTACGAAATCACCGCCCA